GAAAGTTGGCCAAGAATGCTTCTTTGATCTGTGGATCAATGGAGCTTGTTGAGGTTGTTGTTCCACCTTTTGACATATTGCCACCTTATCCGAGTAAAGATTTCATTTTCTTGGCAGGCACTTTGCCTTCATTGATCATGTCCAGAAGTCCCTTGCCATACTTATTGACTGCTGACTTCTTAACTACATATTCGCCACGATCTAGGTATCCAGCGCCATCATCTGGACCAGGTGGGTTCATGCCAAACAGACCATTGACCATGCCGCCTTGGTTGTAATTACCACTGACACTTTCGCCAACGCCCCCATCTGTGGAATTGCCATCGCCACCGCTTTCAACAATAGTATTTCCAGTGGCCAATTTGGCCGCTTCAGTCTTGGCCACATTGGCCGCTGCGATCTGGTCATAGAGACCAGGGTTATATCCACCCATGCTCAAGTTACCCACCACGCCAGCGTAGGGGTTGCCTACGGGTCTCATCTGGCCCATGATCTGAGAGTAGGGGGATGCACCACCAGCTGTCACAGCAGGGTTAAATTGGGCGCCAATTGGGATTGACTGGTAATTGTTGAAGTTCTGTGCAAAGCCTTGCGTGGCATTTGAAAATGGTGCAGTCGCATTGAATCGTGTTTGCACATCATTCAGCCCCACACCAGTCAAATCAGATATTTGGCCAGTCGAAATACCAAGACGATTTGCCTCGGCTGCAATCTGCTGGTCAGTCAAGCCTGGAGTTGATTTGAGCCAATTTGAAAATGTTGTGAAATTGGCTTGATTTCCTGTTGTTGTTGTTGTTTTGTTTTGCAAGGCCAAAGCTCTTGCATTGGCCGCAGCCAAAGCATTTTGTGCATCAACCAATGCCTTCGCATCAGCAGCCGACTTAGTGTCAGCAGCCGTTTGCGTTGAAATTGTCTTCAGTCGTGCAGTGATCTCACCGACTGGAACACCAGTCATGTTTGATGCCTGCTGCGCAGTTAATCCAAGACGATTAAATTCAGTGGCAATTTGCTTGTCGGTTAAACCAGGCGTTTGCAGAAAGTTAAAAAACGCAGTCTCTTGGGTTGTGCCAAATCTTGGGGTTGTTGTGCCACCGCCAGCCGTGACAGTGTCGTCAGCAGTAACTGTGCGACCGACTGTATTGGTAGGCGCACCAAGCCTAGACTGCACTTCTGCGACTGGCACACCAGTCAGCTGTGAAATCTGAGTAGCATTGACATTGAGTCGGTTTGCTTCACCAGCAATCTGCGTGTCTGTCAGACCAGGGGTCTGCAAATAAGCAAGGAATTGTTCTGTATTTGTGGCCATATTTATCCCCTAAAGTTCCTTTGCAAGTACAGCCCATTTCGGTTTGTACCCTTCCTCTTTCAAAAATGTCTCTGACCAGCCCCTTCGGCCTGCTAGAGTCACCCTGGTGCAACCAATTGATTTGCCCCAGGATTCGATCAATGGTCGCATCCGTGAGAGTTCATCTAGGTCGCCACCAGCCAGAAAATAATGCAAATTCTTTAGCTGCGGATAGACAATGATCTCTGTCAATACCACCGAGTCCTTGGCCGGCCACAGCTGTAATCTGTGATCCTCAACCATCTCAGCGACATCGTCAAAATTATGTGTGCCTCCACTGTATTCTAAGGCAGCCTCCACATGATGGCGCAGCCTGTCCAAATGTTCTTGGTCGCTCATCGCTTACCGGCTGGGATGGCCTCAAGCCTCATCACCCCAATTCGCCAGTCGGCCAAAGTGTTACCAGTCACCTTCACATTGACCTGACGCGCTGCGAACCGGACATCGGTCGGGTTTGCTGCCGTGTATGGTCCAAATGTGGACTGGTCACCAGTCGGGTAATTTCGGGTTTTGAATGAAACCACCGCCTCACCCAATGTCTGCTCATCTGGGACCACTTGCCTGACCGACATGATGTTGTCGCCATTTCCCAATTGCACTGGGCCAGACTCAGCGTAGACGCTGGCGCTGTCATAGGCAAAACCGACCTCATGCTCATAAATGTAGCCGTCAGTGGAAACCGCCAAGGGATTGGTAAACACACCAGCATCAGTGCCAGCAGTTCTGGCCAATGTGCCTATGTTCCAGTGGTTTTCTCTGTAATTGAAAGTGACATAGCTGTCATTTTCATTACTTCCACTGCTGGGGTAATACCACCAGATTTCACCATACTTACTGTTATGGACCGCATAGACCTTGGATGCCTGATTAAAGTTGATATTGCCAAAGACATAATCCGACACATCGCTTGGCAGTGGCTTGACATATCCGTCATAAATCCAGAAGCCAGACTTGCTCATCCAAATGGCAGCAGTATCAATGGCCGCCACCGCTTGGGCCGAGATCAATCCACAGCCGGAGCCAGCCTTCTCAAAGCCATAAACAAATGGCGCGCCAATGTACTGGGCCGTGTGGACATCCACATCTGTAAACAGTAGGTTGACACCCTTGACTCGCTTGCCAGCGATCAGTGAGCCAGGCGTTGCCAGTTCATAGTCGCCTGCCTGATTGTCGCCAGCTGGGGTCCAGACTGTATTGTTTTCTTGGTCGCACCACTGCACTTTGCGTGGATTGCCACCAGCACCAAGGGCAAACATGATGCGCTCGGCAGTGACTAAAACCGCCTTGTTGCCCGTTGGGGCATTGGTGATTGCTGCTGCCAATGTGGGCGTTGTGAAGCCTAATTGCCACTCATAGAGCTTGCCATCGGTACTTGAGCAAGCAATCAAATACTCGCCCCATGTGTCCATGGACCATGTGGTGGCCGCAGTAACTGATCCCAAGTCGGGTCTGGCCACGCCATAACCAAATGAGCCATAGGTGCTGTATCCATAACCAGTCTTCAAAACTGCATCAGCATTGCCAGCTGTAATACCAGTGGGCGTAATCTCTTTGAGTGTTCCAGCCTCATTCATGGCATAGAGTTTGGATTGTGTGCCTGCTGCAATCCACCTCAAAGCGCTGTTATCGCGCCAGGTAATGAAACCACGGCACAGACCAGTCATTTGGCCAGCCGCACGTTTTCTCCAGCCACCCATGGGCCGTAAAGTATTCTCGTACCAGCGCACCAGATTTGCGTCATACCACCGGCCTGCTGCCTGGTACTCAGTGCCGTTTCTGTAAATGCCTGGGGGTAATTTGAGTGGTATGTACATGGCTATATTGTTGGTAAGTTGGACACAAAGCTCATTGTGACAATGGCTGATGGCACTGCTGGTCGTGTGGGGCTTGTTCCGGCAGGGTATTGCTCAATGGATACACCGACATCGGTTGGCCTCCACATTATCTCAACATAGTCAGTCGCATTTAAGCTCAAAAAGTAATTCATGGCTGCAATGGTGTGATAAGGATCGCTAGCACCTTTTCTGGGTGCAAAGCCAAATCTGCTGTTTGAGTTGGCCGCATTTGTACCATTGACCCGAAACCAGACATCGACATCCTGAGAGTCATTTGTCGTATTTGTAAACTGAATGGAAAACTGCAAGTTCCAGATTCCGGCATCGGCCACAGTGATTCGGCTGCTGCTGGCTATTGTCACGCCATTGCTAAAGTCTGTGGTGTTGAATGTGACCGCATAGGCCGTGGTGGTGTTGGCAGCCACTTGGTCGGTTGAGTCTTGAAATGCCCCGTGGGGGTTATTCATAAACTTGCCGCCCTTTGGTCCAAACAGAGACCCCAGCACTGTGGTCACTTTTCTAAAGTAATTGTTTAAAGCGCCATAGTTTTCATTCAAGTGCCTGCGCTCATACGCCTCTGGCGGGAAACCCAGACTCGGTATAGATGGGGACTCTAATTGTTGCTTGACATTGGCCATGGCTCAATTATGTCAGGACAGACAGTGCATGGTTGATGTGTTTGATCCGGTCATCGAGGCCAATAAAGCCGCCATTGATCTTTTTGGTCATGGTCCGATAGTCTTGGCTGTCTGCATACTGGTTGAGTTTCTGGACATCCCAAAACCATCCGGCAGTCAGCGCAGCATACTGGGGCGTGGCCACCAGCTCGGGCTGCATGATCAGGTCCACACCTAGCGCTTGGCCAGCGTGGTGGTAGTTCGCAGACCCTGTGAGCTGGATGCACCCACGGCCTCTGAATCTGTACCCATCGCCACTTGCCTCATCCCTGTTACCCATCCGGCTGCTGTAGACAGTGTTGGCAATGAGCTTTGGATTTCTTGCGCAGGCTTGGGCCTTGGCCGCATCAAAGCGCCTTGGCCAGAGCTTTTGCAGTGCTTCAGCCCTGTAGTTCAAGTTCTCTTCAAGTATTTTGAAATTGCCACACTCATGGCCACACTGGCCAATGAATGCTGCCTGACGCAATGGCGTTGAAATGTCAAAGCGCTCAAATGTCGCATTGAGTGCATCGGCCCACTGTGGACCAATGTGAAGTTGGGCTAATTGTTCAGCGTTGATCATTGACCAAGCTCCTTACAGATTCATAGGCATCGATGCAGGCATTCAGTTGAGCCGTGTTCCTATCCCCTTGGGCCACTATTTCGGCAATGGCTTGGAGGGTGGCTCGGTCGGCATCAGCAACTGGGTCAGCCGGTCTGTCAGATTGACCTCCTGTTTCTTTGCTATTTGGGGCGGCAATGGTGGCACTTGTGGGGGCTTGAACACAACTTGCGGAGGGGAAGCGCACGCGACCAGCGCGAATGGCACGATCAAGGGCAGAAGTCTTTTGATTGATAGCATTGTTGGCTTCCTGTAGTTGGATTGCAGTGGTGTTTATCTTTTCATTCATGGCCTGCTCTTTGGCCCGTGACTCTTCGTTTTTCTTGGCAATGGCAATTTGCATTTCAGCATCTCGATCTGACCAGCCGAAGTGGTAGCCACTTCGGTAAGAGCCAAACAAGGCAATGCAAACAGCCAGAGCAATATAGGGGAATGGTATGCCAAACATTATTCTGACTCCGTTCTTGCCTGTGCCAGTTGTTCGCGCTCTTGGTCATCCTCAAGATGGTCCGGTGGCGTTGTGGGTGGTGGACCAGGGGTCCATGACTCATCTAGCTCTGGGTTGGTCCATGTTGGCATCGCGCCAAATGGCTGGCTTGGGATGCCGTTGGTGCTAGATGTAAAGCCGTGATTGTTGCTGTAGCCGTATTGCTGGCCATAGCCGCCACCCATGGGTTGACACATCGGCTGCATGGGTTGTGGCCCATTAAAAGCTCTGGCAGCAGAACCCACAGCCTTCTTGCCCATGACCCCGCCAATGCCGCCAACAATTAAAAGAACGATGTCGTTCAGCATCTTTGTATAAGCCTGGTCAATCGGGGCCATTGATTTGATTGGCTGGGTCACAAAAGTCACTGAGTACAAAAGTGCAATGACAATGAAGCACAGAATCAATGTGACCACAACGACCACAAAGCCCCAAATCCTGACCTCGAACTCTTCAGTTGATAGGCTTGGCTTCTGATTGCTGTTCATTGACTTTCTTCTCCAAGATGGGTGCGACCAGATACTCTGGACACTGCTGAGTGAATTGGCACTTTGGCTTTTGGCACTGCTCTAACTGAAAATTGTCAGGATTCTGGCACGGGTATCGATAGACATCCTTGCATCCAGTTAACAGCAATAAAAGCAATATGCACTTATACATAAATGTCTAGTTTTCGATTCTGAAATATTTCCATGCGCAATTGCTCTTGCACTACTTTTTTTGTGTAAATCTCAAACGCTAAATCTTGCAGTTCTGTCTGCTTTTGCTTGGCTAACTCGTTTGCCTTATTTCTTTCATGCTGTTTTTCTAACTTCACTTGAGCAAGGTCATGCCTGTCTGGATACCCAGAGGGCTGCACAGTTGGGAATAATTTGATTGTGTCGATCATTTCTTTTCTCTCTCAAGTGCATCCTTATACCCGTGAATAATTAAAGCTCTAGTTTCTGCTGAATCTGCCGTGCCGGCCCATTCCGAAAGATTGTTCCAAATGACGATAAAGTCTGAAGACTTGCAATGCACCGCATTGTTTTTTATCCACATGACCATTTGCTGATGGCGCTCTGAGGGGTTGTGAATTGTCCAAGCAATCGACCAAAACTCCCGCACATAACACCCAGTCTTGGCTGTAGCGCCAGCAAGCCCTAACAACAGTAAGAGAACAAGCCAGCGCATTCATTTCAATCTTCTGACATATCACTGGCTGCCAAGTTGATGCGGGTCTTTAATGCCGGAATGTCCTCTGGCTTTTCTTTAAACCCAATGGCAATGTAGCCGGCAAACTTGCCAGGGTCCGGTGGGATTGAGCCTCTGCACATGAATTTGACACCCTGCTTGATGCCCCACTCTCCGACCTTGCTGCTTGGGTTGAACTCTTCGCACAGCACCTCGTTGTTGAGCATGGCCACCATGGCAGCGTTCCTGTCAGCACTTGCGTTGAAAAGGCTTGTGACAGTCCCTTCAACGGCCTTTTCTCTTGATCCATCAGAATTGAGCGCCAGCACAGTGGTGCGACTATTGGTGGCCAAGTTGGCCTTGTGGATTAGCAAGACAATGCCATCCACATCCTTCATCAGGC